TTAAAGTTTAGAAAAAAAGAAGAAAAGTATGGAACTCATCTTGTGGAAAATGGTTACAGGATCTTTGACTTGTACCTAAATCCTGATTTGGTTGAACAACAATTGTATTGTCAGGATGTTGTAGAATTAGGAGCATTTGAGTTAAATAATATGCTATTGTCAAAAACACAGGTTGTAGGTAATTCTATAATTAATAAACATTGGAATCTCCCATACTTTAGTCAGACTAGGAATATTAGTTTAAAGGGTATGTCAGGTTCCATTCAGGAGGATGGGCATTTGTCTTCATCAGTGACATTAATAGAAGCAATAAGATATCTGCAAAATTCTAGGCATAATCCAAGTCTGTTACAGCTATATGAAGAAACCAGAGCTGCTAAAGCACAGGCTAGAATTGTTAGGAAATACCAGAGGACTGAAGCAGATAGAGGTTTCTTTATAACCACATTGCCGACAAGGTGTAGATTGGAGATCATAGAAGACTATTACGATGCTATTGCAAAGAATGTTCCTGAAGAGTATATTTCATATGGCGGGGAAAGGAAAATATTGAATATCCAGCAGGCATTAGAGAAAGCCTTACGATGGGCGTCAGGGGAAAGTCATTTAGAGTTGTCTACAGGAAAAATAATCCCAATGAAAAGAAAACTGATGTATGTTAGTGCTGATGCAACTAAATGGTCTCCTGGGGACAATTCTGCTAAGTTTAGACGATTTACAGCTGTGTTGCATAATGGCTTACGTGATGATAAATTACGTAATTGTGTTATAGATGCACTTACAAACATATATAAGACTGATTTCTTTATGTCTAGAAAGTTGAAGAAGTATATAAACAACATGGAGGTATTAGATGATCATGTTAAGGAATTTTTATCCTTTTTCCCTGATGGTAATTCAGGAGAAGTTCACGGGAATTGGTTGCAAGGGAATTTAAATAAGTGTTCCTCTTTATTTGCAGTAGGTATGTCATTACTATTTAAACGACTATGGAAAGAGTTATTCCCAGAACTAGAATGCTTTTTCGAATTTGCACATCATTCTGATGATGGTTTATTTATTTATGGCTATTTAGAGCCTGTAGATGATGGTACTGATTGGTTTATGTATGTTACTCAACAGATACAAGCAGGTAATCACCATTGGTTTAATGTGAATACAGAAATGTGGAAATGCATGTTTAATCTACATGAGCATATATTGTTGATGGGTTCAATTAAAGTATCACCTAAAAAGACTACAGTCTCTCCAACAAATGCTGAATTTTTGTCAACATTTTTTGAGGGCTGTGCAGTTTCAATACCCTTTCATAAAATATTACTAGGGTCGTTATCTGACTTACCTGGATTAGGCTATTTTGATGATTTAGCAGCTGCACAAAGTAGGTGTGTTAAAGCATTAGATATGGGTGCCAGCCCACAGGTTGCTCAGCTAGCCATAGGTCTGTGTACAAATAAA